AAAATGCCAAGAAAGATTTGGGATATGTATTTATCTCCAACGCTTGTAGATAGAAAAGGAAAAGCTATCTTTATTACTACGCCTGAAGGGTATAATTGGATTTATGATTTGTTCCTATTGGGACAATCAGATAAAAATTGGTGTAGTATGCAATCCCCAAGCTGGGAAAACCAATATGCTTTTCCAGATGGATATGAAGATTCTTTCCTACAAGAACGAAAACGTAATATGTCAAAAGAGTTATTTGATCAAGAATTTGCTGCACAATTTACCAGTATGGAAGGACGAGTATATCCCTTTGATAGAGAATTAGATATTGGGCGTATTCCATACGATGTTAATTTACCTACCTACTGTTCAATGGACTTTGGTTATCGTATGCCATCTGTATTGTGGTTTCAAACATTTCAACACAATGGTAATTGGCATATTAATATTATAGATGAGATTATTCACGAACAAAATATTCCTACCGAAAAATTAGCACAAATGATTAAAGCAAAAGATTATCCTGTGGTTGCATATTATGGTGATCCTGCTGGTAGCTTTGTTCAAGGACAAAGTGGTATGGGAGATATTCACATATTTAGACGACACGGAATATATGTGCAATATCGTATGGATAAATTATCTCGTGATATACAATCTGGGGTAAGTTATTGTAGAGGGTTCTTTGAAAATGCAGAGGGATTGCGTAGAATCAAGGTAGATAAGAAATGCGTAGGTATTGCAGAAGATTTTGAAGGATATAGGTTTCCAGAAGCAAAAGAAGGCAAAGGAATATCAAACAATCCAATAAAAGATAGAC